TGCAACTCCCTGCTCTCTCTGAAATTAAAAAAGGACTTGGACTGTCATTACAAGCAAGTCATCACAGAATCGCATAGTCTGGAAAGGTTCTGGCTAGGCTTGCAAGATCAGTTGCAGCTATGCCGAGAATTGACCTAGTGTTTGGGTCGAGGGTCGGTGTGGAGCGTGCCCCACTCGCATCTTCCCCCAAAAAAAATTACAGTTTTTCTAGCACTACCGTGTTCTTAGAAAGATAGGGTTTAGCAGCGGTGGTGTAAATAATCCGTTTAGAAACAGTATCTTGGTTATAAATGTTATGGGTAGTCCACATTGGACCAGTATCCACACCCAGGATGTTATCCACATACAGTGACAGATTTCCGATGTCAGTGACCGTCATTTTGCGCTCTAAAGTACTCTCACATACCCCAGTTGGGTAGGTTGTAATGACTTTTAAGCCTTGATTACAGAGTTCTTTAGCCTTGTCTATAAACCACGCCTGGTTGTAGTCGGGAAGCTGCCCAGATTGGGGAGGGCTGTTGACTATCAGCCAGTCGAATCGTGGGTACTCTCTCGCCTTTAATGCGGGGTACTCGAAGAGTAGATCCTCCTTGCAAGCTATAGGATTGGAAACTTCGAGCCTGTCGGATAGATAGTCGTACCAAGAAAGGTGGAAGGCTACCCAGTCACGCCTAGCTCCGTGATGGTAAAAGAAGTTCTTGTAGCCGATCCAAGCGTTGTGGGCTTTAGGAGGTATGGATAAATCTTGTATCTGTATGGCTACGCCCTCACAGAGGGGTTCTAATTGGCTGTGATACTGTGGATTGCAGTGATGAACAAACTCTAAATGGGGTTCTTGCTTACACACCATTCTGAGATAATGTAAGTGAATAAGGTTATCGCCTAGATGATATTCGTTGTATGTGTGTATCATGATAGTGTATGATGAGTGAAGTTATTAGGAGAATACTAGCATGACTATTGCAGTTGAAAAAAATATTCCGATACCCCCTGAGAAAAAGCGTAATGTGTACCCATATAAGGTGATGGAAATTGGTGAATCATTCTTTGTGCCAACGGGGAAGTTACAAATTGTCTGCAACGCCAACTACAGATCAGGTAAGCAGTTAAACAAGAAATTTATCGCCAGAAAAGAAAACGAAGGAGTGCGAGTATGGAGAACGGAGTAAGCAAGAAGGAATCGGTAGAGCAGTACATTGAGAAAGCCGATGACTTTGCCAAAAAGAGCTATATGGACCGTATCTGGCGTATGGATAAGGAACAGATCTTCCATGAGCTGATGCGGGTGCATGGGGAATCCTCCAAGCTGCTCTTTGCAGCTCAGATGGAGATAGAACACTTACGCAATCTGCTTGATCCTGAGCAAGATGGCGATGCCATCCACTGATTACGAGAAGCTAATCGCAGAACGCCTACTTTATAAGACAGAGATGCTAAAAGCGCTCTCTTGCCGAACCAAAAAGCAAAAGATCAAATTAGCAGCCGAGTGGAAAGCCAAGTACAGTCAAATGACTTATGACGGACTAATTGCCTTAGCCAAGAATCATTCTGCACGCCTAAAGGTAGCGTACTGGGATATAGCCAACTTTGAAACCAAGAAACTGGATAAGCACAATTGAAAACCGCAGCAGTAGTGACCGTCACTAACGGCAAGCGCCCAGAAGAATTGGACCAGTGCGTGCAGTCCGTTAAGAAACAATCTTATCCTTGCACTCACTACATTGTCACAGACTACTGGGATTCTTTTTTGCAAATCAAAAAACTATACCCTCACTGTCGGGTTTGTTATTGGGATGACTATGTAGGCGGTAAAGATGTTGAAGGCAGAAGGCTATATGCAGCTTCCGCTTTCCTTGTCAATGAGGATGTCGTTTTCTTTTGCAACGATGATGACTGGTACAAGTTAAACCATGTGCAATCTATTATGGAAAAGATTGAACAAGGTTATGATTGGGTTTACACCCTACGGTCCGTGTATGACAAGGAGGGGAACTATTTGCTTGACGATAACTGCGAAGCCCTTGGCGAGCTACACGACTGCTATCAAGCACCAGGTCACCGCTTTGTAGATTGGTGTATGTGGGGTATGAAAACGCCTGTCCTAAAAGCCTTAGCCAATGTACTGTCTGAACCTGGCTGGGGCGGGGATCGTAAATTCTATGAAGCAGCCCGTCAATTCTTTCCTAACTTCACTTGGTCAGGCGAGCGCACCTTTTGCTTTCGATTGGGCGGGAATGAATATTCCGTCAAGCAAGATTTCTTTGAAATTGGTAATTACACAATGAACGGCAAGTACGACAATCAATTACCTTGGCTAACTAATGAAAAACTTTGATTTACAAAATTTTTACCACTTTTGCCGTCAACTGAAAATTGAAACAAAAGAACAAGGCTTACGCAAGATGGATAACCTCTTGGGTACGCAAACCTATGTTATGCAGGAAATTACGAAGGGATTGCAAGACGATTGCCATTTCTTTGTCATATTGAAAGGAAGGCAACTTGGCATCACTACAATATCACTCGCACTTGATCTCTACTGGCACTTCACCCATCCAGGGCTTCAAGGCACACTCACAACTGATACGGAAGAGAATCGGGATATGTTTCGATCAACCCTTGCCATGTATATGGATGGTCTGCCCAAGGAGTACCGCATCCCGATCCTTGCTCACAACCGAAATCAGCTTTCCCTCAAGAACCGCAGCCGTATCTTTTATCAAGTCGCTGGGCTTAGAGCTAAAGGAAGTCTGGGTCGTGGTAAGGCTATTACATACTTACATGGAACAGAAACCTCAAGCTGGGGCGATGAAGAAGGATTAGCTTCTCTCCTAGCTTCCCTTGCTGAAACTAATCCAGATAGGTTATATACATTTGAAAGTACTGCTCGTGGTTTTAATATGTTTCACGATATGTATGTTACTGCTAAGAGAGCTAGGACTCAGCGTGCCATTTTCTGTGGATGGTGGCGCAACGAGTTGTACTCGCTCGATCCTGAAGGACAGACATATAAAGTGTATTGGGATGGTAAGCTCTCAGGCGAAGAAAAAGAATGGGTGCGAGATATTAAGAAACTGTATGGCGTAGAGATCAATTCACGCCAGATTGCTTGGTGGCGCTGGAAGCTCTACGAAGGAATCAAAGACGATAGCCTGATGTATCAGGAGTTTCCGCCTACTGAGGACTATGCCTTCGTGATGACAGGCACATCCTTCTTCTCTAATGCGAGGTGTACCGATGCTGTTAAGAAACTTAAGAAGATTCCGTACCAATCTTATCGTTATTCATTTGGCGTTAACTTCCACGATACTGAAGTGCTTAAATCTACTGAACGATTGGCTACACTCAAAGTTTGGGAAGAACCCGTTGATACCGCTTACTATGTTATTGGCGCTGATCCTGCTTACGGAAGTAGCGATTGGGCTGACAGGTTTTGTATTCAAGTATTTCGGGTATATGCCGATGGGCTTGAGCAAGTTGCTTCTTTTGCCACCTCCGAAATGAATACTTACCAATTCGCTTGGGTGATTTGTCACCTAGCGGGTGCGTATAAAAACTCCACACTTAACCTTGAAGTCAATGGTCCAGGACAAGCTGTCATCAATGAAATGCGTAACCTCAAGCGCCAAGCGTCTGCGATGGGTACTGCTCTTGGTAAAGACCTCATGGATGTGTACGGCAATATGCAGAACTACATCTGGCGTAGGAACGATACGCTAGGCGGAATGTCCAACTCAATTGGATGGCTAACTACTTCAGCAACTAAGGAGCGGATGCTGACCTACATGAAAGACTATTTTGAGCGTGGCATGATGGATATTTATGACATGGATACCATTGAAGAGATGAAAACAACCATTCGTGACGGGTCATCAATTGAGGCATCAGGGCGCAATAAGGATGACAGGGTAATTGCTACTGCCCTTGCGTGCGCTGCGTATGCTGAACAAGTCCAGCCAAGGCTAATATCCCAGAAGCTAACGAAAAGGGTATCCCGTGTACAGGATGACTTTACCCCTGAACAGCTCACTGTTGGGCGTAATGTGAGTGATTATTTGAAGAGAATTGGTGTTTATGGCAACTCCACTGGCAATCCACAGTAGGTCTGAGCTACGCAGGATCATTAAACGCTTTCTTAACGATAAGGACAGGGGTATCTCTATTGCCCTTTTTGCAGACCTAGCTGGTATATCCCAAAGCCATATACGGGATGTTTTTATCAATGAAAGCGAACCAATGACTGAATTTGTCCAGCGTAGGGTGTCAAAAGCCTACCAAGAGTGGGTTTCGGGCGAGGTAGCAATCATGCAGAACCGTGATAACACCCGTTTTGTGCAATATCGCAAGGAATCTAAGCCTGTATTACAGAAAACGAACAAGTTGACACTGGTTAACGGAGAGATTAAGATTAACTTGGGTATTAAGCCAAGATATGATTATTCTGAGCTTACACTTGACGAGCAATTGAAGGGGAATTGATTTATGGCTGTATTACATGACTACCACTGTGCCACTCATGGCTATTTTGAATCTAGGGCAGCTAAATGCCCAATGAAAGGATGCAATGAAGAAGTTTTACAAGTATTTTTGCAAGCTCCTGGGCTTATCTCAGCAAAGACCAAGTTCACTGACAAGTCAACAAAGCAACTTGCAATCGAGTTTGATATGTCCGACATTAAAAGCACCAGAGAAGGTGAAAACCAAGGCGGATACCTCACCCGTAAAAACAAGTTCAAAGAAAAAGACTACGCAGAAGCCGAAAAGTACGCAACCCGCAAGCGTGGCAACAAAGACAAGCTCCAGAAAACCCCGATCCCCGAAGCGCCAAGGGAAGCAAGACCAGGGGATGCTGCTATCTGGGGCGGTGGCGAAAAAGGCTTCCAAGGATTGAATATGCAATCGCTTTTACGGGGTAATGCAATCAAACCTGTAAGAGATGAACAAGTAGGCTTGACACCAAGAGAAGCTGGAGTTATAAAAGGACCTACTATTGATCCAAGCAGTACAATGAGAGATCCCGATAACTTACAGATTAAGCGATGAGAATACCGTCAAGCCCTGAAGCCAGAGAAGATTTCTATTTAGACATTATCGCTAAGTGCTTGGTATCGAAAGAAGCCCGCAAAGGTGATTACACCACCCAGCGGGCTTATTATTTATTTGGCGCTGGACCTGAAGAACC